CCTCATCCTTACAGAGGGAGACTCGGCAAAGGCAATGGCTCTCAGCGGCCTTACGAAGAATCAGCGCCAGACTTTCGGAGTGTTCCCACTGCGGGGGAAAATCATGAACGTCAAGGATTCGTCGTCGTCCAAGGTGGAGCTGGCCAAAGAGATCGCTGAGCTGAAGAAGATTGTCGGATTGGAGTCCGGCAAGGTGTATGACAGTCTCTCCACACTCCGCTACGGCCGCATCCTCATTATGACCGATCAGGATTACGACGGGTCTCACATCCGTGGCCTCCTCATCAATCTGTTCCACGAACTCTGGTCTGAGCTGTTTCGTATCCCCGGGTTTCTGACCTACATGGCCACTCCGATTGTCAAAGCCACGAAAGGCAAGGAGTCTCGGACGTTCTACACGCAGTTCGAGTATGATCAGTGGAAGAAGGACGCCAACGCTGTCCGTGGCTGGGCGATCCAGTATTACAAGGGTCTTGGGACATCGACACGTGAGGAGGCCCAAGAATATTTCAAGAACATGAATATCACACAGTTCCGCTACGCTGCCGTCAATGACTCCGAGGCAATTGACTTGGCGTTCAACAAGTCTCGGGCTGATGATCGTAAGGTATGGCTCCAAGGCCACGATGCCGCAAACATCGTGGTTCCCAAAACTGACAAGACTCTGCCGTATTCCGAGTTCGTCCACCGTGATCTCATCCACTTCTCACACTACAATCTCGAGCGATCCATTCCCAGTGCGATCGACGGTCTCAAGACGTCTCAGCGCAAGATCCTGTTCGGGTGTCTCAAGCGCAAGCTAACGGACAAGGTCAAGGTCGCCCAGCTGGCGGGGTATGTCTCCGAGCACGCAGGATACCACCATGGCGAAATGTCGCTCAACGAAACGATCATCGGTATGGCTCAGGACTTCGTGGGTTCGAACAATCTGCCGTGGTTGGTCCCGAAGGGTCAGTTCGGAACTCGGCTGGAAGGCGGCAAGGATTCAGCTGCGTCCCGTTACATCTTCACCTACCTCCAACCCTACATGCGAGACCTCGTCCCTGCCGACGACCTGCCATGTCTCAAGTATCGTGACGACGACGGGCTGTCGGTCGAGCCCGAGTGGTATGCCCCCGTTCTGCCGATGCTCCTTGTCAACGGTGCACGTGGCATTGGCACTGGCTACTCCACCTACATCCCCTCCTACAATCCTGTGGCACTGAAGTATGTTCTGCTCCGATGGCTCAAGGGAGAGGACGATACGATTCTGGAGACAGTGGAGTTGTCCCCCTGGTATCGTGGATTCAAGGGCACGATTCTGCCGTGTGCCGACGGATACGATGTCACGGGCAAGTATTCGTACAACGCAAAGACCAAGACGATTTCCGTCCAGGATCTGCCCATTGAATACTGGACGTCGGATTTCAAGGCGTTCCTCGATGGACTGTGCGAGAAGAAGGATATCAAGGATTACACGGATACGTCGACGGATGTGGACATCAACTTCGAGATTGTCCTGAAGGAGGACATGACTCCCGAGATGGTGAAGAAGCTCGGTCTTGCGTCACGAATCAAGATGACCAATATGCACGCCTTTGACCGGCACGGTAAGATCCGCAAGTTCAAGACAGTGAATGAGATCCTCGTGGAATACGCTCATACCCGTTTGGCTCTGTATGCCGACCGCAAGACCAACATGCTCGCCGAACTCCGTGCCAAGCTTCCATGGCATTCCAGCGTCGTGAAGTTCCTGACGTTGATGTGCGAGGACGCCATCGACCTGCGCAAGAAGCCACATGCCGAGTGCGTCAAGATTCTGGAGGGCCACGAACTCACCGATATCCCTGATCTCCTGAAGCTTCCGTTCAGCAGCATGACTCTGGAGAACGTCCAGAAGCACCAGGCGGAACTCGACCGGATCCGTGCCCGTATCTCCGAAATCGAGGGGACGACTCCATCGCAGTTCTGGGTTCAAGACTTAGAGAATCTCATCGTCTAAAAGAGTAAGAAGAAGATGGATTACCAACGACTGCGTGCAGGAGCAGATGCAGAAGCACGTGACGAATACGATTATGATCCACGTGTTGCTTTTCAGGCGACATCCGTCAACCAATCTGAAGTCATTCCTCACAATCGTAATGTACATGTTCCTACCACAGGAGGTCAGGCAACCATAGCAGAGTTGAATCATCCTGAACTTCAACATACACTCACCCTTCCCGTACAGTCTGCCCCCTCTATGGTTTCGAAAACCCGAAATATCATTATTGATTCTGCCCGACGAGATTGGACTGTACAACCAGACGCATACTCGAACGTTTTTGCGTTTGGAACACAGTCTCCTTCTCAATCTGGGGGTCCGCAGAGTCCTTTCTATTTTAACAACCCTACTATCCCGCTGGCCGCATGGGAAAGCCCAGTCATACCCGCAAAGGTCGGTTCTGGATCTCTTTCCATAAACCCACAGACTCCTAATTCCCGCCCTCAAACGTTCCCACCTGGAGTGGCTCTTCCATCTTATCTCAGCAGGGTCAATCAGGGTCTTGTTCGTCCAACATACGGATGGAAGATTGTGCTCTACAACGGACGTCTCGTTCATTCTCCGACAACGGTAGTCTACACAGACCCTTCAACCAAAGTCTATTTCTATCCTGTTTATGACTCTGCAGAACCCCTAGGTGCTCAGATCGGAATTGATATTCAGCCTAAACAGTACGGTACAAATACATATACGTATGCTACCCAGCTCGCTCTATCCAACGTATCTGAAATCAAGTTATCACGTGCGATTCTCCCCGTGCGAGCAACACAGCCGTACCTCCCTACGACCTTCTCGTCAGTCATTGATTATCCCATGTCGTTTCATTCACAGCCATACATCCTCATGACAATCCAGAATCTTAAAGGAGGATACCTTGGTGGATCGCAAATTGTCCAGCAGTCATTCTCGGTCCTCACCCAGAACACCCGTACTTTATACGAGGGAACAGGGAACTATCCCAACCAGTTCTCAGACTATTACTCGTGGTCCAATGAATCGTATACATTCGATCCTCCTATTGCAAAGTTATCGAATGCAAATATCCAGCTATGGAATCCTGTAGGCGACGTGTTTTCCCACCTTGACAATCTGAGTATAGTTGACTTTGCGATCGATACAGTCAACATCGGCAAGGTGAAATTCTTTGTCACTCAGACAACAACGAATTTATCGTTCGGTGACTGTAATGCGTTCTTGACTACCGATATTCGGGTAGGAGACGAAATCGCATTCTATGCCCCTGCTCTAACCCAAGTATCCTCGGATCCGTCGAGTGGAAAACTATCGTCGTTCTTCAATCTGATGTCGAATAATTTTTTGGTCACTGATGTATGCGGAACGGACTTTGTGGTCCCACACACGTCCCCCCTATTCAGTGTAGGAACATCATTCACTGCAGTTCCAAAGGTAGCAGGGTTTGCCGGAATGTCGAATGCCATTGTTACACTGTGTAGTGTTCTACAGACAATTTCTAGGGTATGTCTCCAGCAGTATCCCACTGCTCCAGCCGGAGTTCCATTCGCAAACCGTCGCACTCTTGCCAACGATTATGCGATCCCCCTGATGAACTTGAACGCCCAGGCAACATTCGTCCTCGAAGTGACTACCCTTGAACCAGACACGACAAACATACAAAAAATCATCCCGAACTAAGGATAAGAAACGATGGCCGCTCCTCAGAATGGTGAAATCTATCCCCGTCGAACAGGCGATCTCAACCAGTACTATGTGGATACGGCGATCCGCAGTGCGCCGAAACATACTGGTTTTGTGCCTAATCTGGCCGACCCCGAGACACAAGCTACACAGGCATTCAAGCTGTTTTCTACTCACCACGAAAACCCAAAACTTGCCTATGGTTCTACGTTCCAGCAACAGGCCACGATTCGTGTCCACACTGCCACACCGCTCAATCAGGCTTTCTTTTCCGATTCGAATATCCAGCACCTCCAGGACGAGATTCGTTACCGTGTTTGGGAAAAGAGTGGACGGAAGTATGTCATCGATACCCAGCGCCCCGACGACCTCAAGACGATCATGCGTGCATACTACCTCCAGTATCAGATCAACGTGGAGGCCAATGTTTCCAAGGAGCTCAATGACCTCAACGAGCGTGTTCTCAAGTACTGCGTGGACGATGTTCTGGGCTCCATCAACATGTATATCTACAACCGCAACCAGATCCTGAACTACCCGGAACAGATCAGCCGGCCCATTAATCCCCACATTTATGGAACCAAGAGTGCGGAATTCAAAGCCTTCTTTTAGAGTAGTGTGTAGTAATGATCGCACGGTTCGGCGACCGAACATACGGAAAAGACGGGAATAAACTTCTCGTATGGGATTCAGGATGGGATACATTTCGTCCCGTTGACAAGATTGTATGGAACCCGGTGCGCAAGGATGTACAGTTATTGTATGGCCAACTATGCTCTGAACTGTTTGATACGAATTATGGATTTGGAGATGTTCAAGATGAATGTGTAGAGTTCACGGACAAATTCATTTCGGATATCGAGAGTGCTCCTGTCCTTGAAACGATTGATGAGTTCTGGGCCTGGACAGGGCAACCGACGGAATGGTTCTATGATCGTCAGATCGTTCTTCATCCGTGCTCGCAGAAGAAGCCGAGCCGGGCAGAGTATCTCCATATCATGAACCTGCGAGCCAAGACTGCGAAACGTATCCCTCGTCAAATCAGAGGAACACTTAAACGAAGGAAACAGTAAGAGAACAATGCGAGTCAATATTGTATCGTCCCACCGTAACCAAACTGGTCTTGCCCAGGATACAGATATTTTACAAGGTATCTGGTATGCCTCGGACGAGACTGTCAAGTTTCGCCGCATTCTGCATGCTCAGCCAGAATGCGAGGAAGCCGAAATGAATGTGTTCCTCGAAGTTTTGGCGCCTTCGCTGTTCACATACGCTGCCAAGAACGTATTGATCCCAAATCCTGAATGGACGTATAAGTCTTGGATTCCCTACCTTGCGTCTCTCGATGAAATCTGGTGTAAGACGCACGAGGCCGTAGATCTATTCAAGGATCTTCACCCGAATGTCAAGTATATTGGATGGACGTCGATTGCCAAAGGTATTCCAGAAAAGAAGAATTTCCACAAGGCGCTTGTCGTGACTGGAAAGAACATTTTTCGTCATCCCCAGTTGATTGTAGACGCCTATGCCCTCGCCAACGTAAAGGACGTGAAACTTCCCGAGCTGCACATTGTGTATGATGGCAACCGCTTGAAGCTCGATGTCCCTGAGTCTTTGTCTGGTAAAATCATAACCTATCCTTCCACTCTGAAACAGGGAGAATACGATGCTCTTGTCCAAGAATGCGGGCTGGCGATCTGTTGTTCGGCAGCAGAAGGGTTTGGTCATGCCGTGAACGAAGCAGCATCTACTGGGTCTGTTCTTCTATTGAACGATATCCGTCCGTTCCGAGAGTTTGGGTATGAGGCAGTATGGGTGAAGGCAGAGAAGGTCGTTCCCCACCCCGAATGTCTCGGAGACCTTTCAAAGACAACACCCGAATCGGTGGTGGAAGCACTGGAAGAGTATGCCGAGATAAAATTCAAGGATCGCAAGACGATGGGTGCTAAGAATGCGGATGCGTACATTGCTCGCCAGACGAAATGGACGGCAAGTATGCAGGATTTCCTGAAAGCGTATAAGACTGAGGATGTATACACTATTGAAAAAGATGCGATTCCTGAAGACGAGCTGCCCGGAGTCACGATCGTCACACCGACCCGTGATCGTCCGAAGTTCATGGAGATCTGTGCGGGAGCAGTAGACTCCCAATGTTATCCGAAAGATAAGTTGGAGTGGATCGTGATTGATGACGGCAAGGATACATGCGATGAGTTTGTCAAGCATCTTCCCTACGCCCGCTACATCCTGGAAATGGCAGGGAAGACAATCGCATGGAAACGGAACCTGGGGGCCAAGCTTGCAAAGTTCCCCGTTATTATCCATATGGACGATGACGACATTTATCCCCCGAACAGTATTCTGTTCCGTGTATCTATGATGCTGCGTGCCAAGAAAGAATGTGCGTTCTGCACCACTCTTCCTTCGTACGATATTGCCAATTACACGTCGTTCGTCAATGTTCCACCTATGCGCCTACCGCAGAGTATGCGGGTATCAGAAGCCACGATGTGTTATACGAAAAAGTTTTGGGAAGAGAAGGGGTTCCCAGACGAGACTCGAATTGCTGAGGGACACCTATTCATCCAAGGACGGGAATCAAAGTGTATTGAACTGTCACCACAAGAAATCATTGTGAGTCTCGTGCATCCCCGAACAACATCCAGCCGTCGTATCCCCCCGGGAATGGAACCCAATGGATGCCACTACGGATTCACGGAAGATCTATTTACGATGCTTTCGACGCTTGGTGAGTTTCTTAAGCAGAACCCGCTGACGCCGTGAACGACGACCGCCCTTCTTCTCCTTCTGTTTCTTCTTGGCTTCTTCGAGTTGTTCCTTGAACGAGTCTACAACGTGAACGTAATCGATCGGCGAACGAGGATTCTTTCCTTCTTTCACCATCTGGTCTACTTTTGCCTGGTGATACTTGACTGTGGCCTCCAATTCTTCTACACTGGGATCACCATACCGGGAATCATCCGACGCCCACCCCGTTGAACTTGATCCACGACGACGAGACATTTCACTTGTTCATAACCTACATTTTTAGCGGAAGCACGAATGTGCGTCCTAAAGAATGTTAAACAGGTATTCCTGGTTGCTGCTCAGTGGTGGCGGCGGCGGCGGCCTCCCAGCTTCTTCGACAGCTTCAGCAGGGCCTTGGCGACGCGCTTCGCCTTCGTGGCACGCTTGCGGCCACCCTCGAGCGTTGCCGGGGCACCCGCAGTGACAAGCTCACCGGCAGCCTGCGTGATCTCAGCCGGGGGAGGGGCGACATCACCACCACGGCGGCGGCGGCCTCCCATGAGCTCCTCACCTCCACGGCGGGAGTGGCGGCGGCGACGGCCAGCAACCATCTCCTCACCACCACGGCGGGAGTGGCGGCGGCGGCGGCCACCGGCGGCAGGGGCACCAGACGCAAAATCAGCGGGGGACAGAGAGCTGGTCATTTGTTTTATACTTCATTGGAGAAAGATTTTACGCAGAGCAGGTGACACAGTCGGGCTGAGGACGAGCCTCTGGTTCCACAGTGAACTTTTGAGCCGAGGCGACAGCTTTGGTTCGCAGGTAATAACATCCGGTCTTAAGTCCCTTTTCCCACGCATACAAGTGCATGCTGGAGAGACGAGAATACGACGGATCAGCAACAAACAGGTTCAGGGACTGCGACTGGCACACAAACGGAGCACGATCAGCGGACATGTTAATGAGTGTCTTCATAGGAATTTCCCATGCCGTGCGATAGCGTTCCTGAACATCTGGGGGCACACCCTTTACGCCGAGGACACTTCCATTGTTCGCAATAATTGCCGTTCGCAGCTCGGGGTTCCAGATACCTAGATCGACCAGCTCAGAAATCAGATGCTTGTTAATCACGATGAAATCTCCGGCCAGGACGTGGCGGACATACAAGTTGGAGGTGAACGGCTCGAAACATTCGTTGTTCCCGAGAATCTGGGACGTGGACGCTGTGGGCATAAGGGCGATGGATAGAGAATTGCGCAGACCCTTCTTGACCTTCTGGCGCAGACCCTGCCAATCAAGCTCCGATAGAGGATTCACACGCCACAGATCACACTGGAGAATACCTTCCGATGCAGGTGAGCCCTCAAACGACGGATAGGATCCCTTGTCTACGGCTAGATTGTAGGACGTGTGAATCGCAGAATAGTAAATGGTCTCAAAGATCCGGCGGTTGACGATTGTGGCTTCGGGGGAAGTCCATGAGAGCCGCATCTTCGCCAGAACATCGGCGAGACCTTGGACACCGATACCGATGGGGCGGTGGCGGAGATTGGATTCCCGGCATTCGGGCGTGGGGTAGTAATTCCTGTCAATCACAATGTCCAGATTACGGGCTAGAATAGACGTGTAATGGCCCAGTCCGTCGTAATCGTAGCTTCCATCCGCCTCCACAAACTTGGTGAGGGAAATGCTGCCTAGATTACACACTGCCGTCTCGCCCGCATCCGTATACTCCATGATTTCCGAGCACAGATTGCTGGACTTGATGGTACCCAGGTTCTTCTGGTTGGATTTGTAATTTGCCGCATCCTTGTAGCACAAGTAAGGAGTCCCCGTCTGGATCTGGGCGTCCAGAATCATCTGCCACAGCTTCTGAGCAGGGACCGACTTCCTACCCTTACCCTCGTCTTCATACTTGCGATAGAGAGATGTAAACTCCTCGCTGTGCACATCAGCCAGACCTGGACACTCGTTGGGACACATAAGGGTCCAGTCCTTGTCCTCCTTCACCCGGCGCATGAACTCATCGGAAATCCAGAGTCCGTAAAAGAGATCACGTGCCCGGTCCTCCTCCGCACCCGTATTCAGTTTCAGACGAAGGAAGTCCTCAATGTCTGCGTGCCACGGCTCAAGGTATACGGCAAACGAACCGTTGCGCTTCCCACCCTGGTTCACGTACCGAGCCGTATCGTTGAACACCTTGAGCATTGGAACAATACCCGTGGACGCCCCGTTGGTTCCCTGGATCCGTGAATTCTTAGCACGGATCTTGTGAATAGCCAGACCGACTCCGCCAGCCCACTTGGAAATCTGGGCACAATCACCCAGTGTCTCATAGATCCCCTTGATGGAATCCTCCTTCATATCCAGAAGGAAACATGACGACAATTGCGTGTGGTTCGTACCCGCATTAAAGAGGGTAGGAGTCGCATGAATAAAGTAACCCTTGGACAGAGCATCATACGTCTCTGCGATCCTCCGCATATTGGGAACATACTGCACAATGCCGTAATGTTCAACCATGTATTCATCCGTGTGGATTTCAACAGCAACTCGCATCCACATATGCTGCGGGCGTTCTACCACCTTTCCATCCACCTTCTGGAGATAACTCTTCTCCAATGTCTTGAATCCAAAATAATCAAAGAGCTCAAAATCACGTTGATAATCAATCATCTCCTGAATTCCCTGCATACGTGATACATCACAGATCTTCTGTGAGACAATCCCCTTAGAACACAGAAGCTCCGCACATTCCTGAAATGTTGCGGGAGTATTCTTGTGGTGGTTATCAATCGCAATACACGCAGCAAGCTTACCGTAATTTGGGTGGGCACGACCCACCATCATCGCTGCCGTCTCTGCCGCAAACTCATCGAGATCGGCCGTCTGAATCCCGTCGTGGATCTGAGAACAAACCTTCTGTGCGACCAAAACAGGGTTCACATGGTCTAATCCTTTCGCAAGGGTCTGGATACGATGCAGAACCTTGTCAAATGAGACCTCTTCCTTCCGTCCGTCACGTTTTACGACATACATCTTCTTACCTATATCACCCGTCATACTCTTAAACGCCTACAATATTTGTGCGAATGTGCATCGACTCGAGCTCCTTGACGTAGAGGGACATGGCATACGGCATACGCAAAACTCCAACTTCACCCTCTCCAGTGCTATCAAGTAGCCCTGTTTCCTTCTGGAAAATCACCTCATGCTCATCCGATCGCTTCATGAACGATTCTTCGATGAACCCTGAAACTCCGTGGGCTATGAGAGCATCACGCTCCATTTCTCCGATACGCAGACCACCCCCGGCGGACCGTCCCTCCAGCGGCTGGTGAGTCAAGAGAGTCTTGGCCCCAGTATCACGGTAATTGATCTTGTCTTCTACCATCAGCTTGGAGCGGATATAGTACGTGGCTCCCATGAAGATTTCCATCTCCATCATTTCTCCAGTCTGACCGTTGTACATGATCTCCGATCCCCCAGATTCCAATCCGATCTTGCGCAGGAGTTCACGGTATTCTACTCCTTGATCACGTGCACAGAAAGGGGTAGCATCCACCAGCGTTCCAAGAGCAGTGCCAATCCGAGATGCGGCGGATTCCAGCAACTGTCCGGTCGTCATGCGAGATGGCATAGCGTGAGGGTTCAAGATAAGGTCCGGGCGCAATCCCCGTGCAGTAAACGGCATATCACACTCCTTCATAATCATTCCGACCGTTCCCTTCTGGCCAGCACGGGAACTGAACTTGTCCCCCAGAATCGGAGTACGGGCTTCAGCCACACGGATCTTTACACCGTTCAACGAGATCTTGTTCTTTCCACTGCCGTGCGAGAGTGTGAACATCTGGATTCCGTCCACCCGTCCCCGCTGTCCCCGCTTGGCTATTTCTGACTTATCCGTCTCTCCCGAAATGACCCCGACTAGGACAGTATCCTCATTCACTTCCGCCCCTAACCGAATGATTCCGTTATCATCAAGTTTCGAGTAATCTTTATCCGCCTTCAGTTTGAGTCCCTTCTTTGCCGGATTCCCGAAATGCGTATGAAGACCCTCCATTTCATTCGTCATTTCTTCCACCACATTATACGAATGGAAATACGTGGTTCCAAACAGACCACGTTTCATAGCAGATTCATTCAAGATCACGGAATCTTCCTGGTTGTATCCGCCATACATGGAGATTGCCACAATGGCATTGAATCCGTAAGGCAGGCATCCTCCCCGCCCAAGAATATGGGGATACATCCACGTCTCACAGATCGGACGCTGAGGAGAGTTCAGAATCAAAGTGATCGTATCAAACCGTTTATTGAAATTTGAATGATACCATGATGCTCCCTGACGGCTCTGGGCACACGAAAAAGCAACACGAGTTCCCGGGTTATGATCGGCAAACGGTATCACCGAGGAGAGGGGTGAAAGCATAAATATTCCGTGGATCTCGGACGGTTCGCTCTTGGAGAACGGAGTCATAGAAATCTTGATTGTGTCAGATTCGTCGGCATCCACGAACTCAAACACATCTGCGAGCTCTTTCCAGGTCTTCTTGGATAGCACCATATCGGGTGTCACGCCTGGACGATAAATTGGGCGGCAAGGACGACCCGCATCGGAATACAGCATCAACTCGTTGTCTGTGCGATTCCATGCAACTGAGATCCCGGGGTTCTGATGGCGGTATCCTATGAGATCGTCGTATACTGCCTGCGTCTTTTCCGTGATTGCTCCATACATGTCCCCGTTCACAAACACTTTTGTCCATGAAGTATTCCATCGGGCAGGGTGGATAGTGGATATACGGTGAAAATTAGTGTGTCCAACCAACTTTGCTTTGAGTTCGCCAGTATTCCCCTGGGTTGACACAAACGCAAGAAGGGCAAGATGTTTTGTCATGCCGACATTGCGGCCATCGGGGACATCGGAAGGGCACGTGAACCCAAACGAGCTTCCGTGGAGCCGACGAGCACCCAGAGCCTTCACCGACGGATCCATCTGAAGAATTGAACGACGAAGCATGGATACGGTTCCCAACCTGGAAAAGCGGCTCAAGATCTGTGAGACACCGTCGGCACCTCCCCACTTGCCCTTGAATGATTTAGACATTTCATTGAGGAACGTGTTCATCTTCCAGTAGTATCCGATATTTTCACGCTGGAGAAGAGTCGCAAGGTTCTTGCCCGCATACGTTCGCTCCTCGAAATGGACACGGGTATCCATCGCAAGCGTCATGGCTTTTGCGACCTCCTTATAGATCCGTCGGAACTCCTGGAAACACAGATCCCCTGAAACATCAAAGCGCTTGAAGCGGAAATGATCCCGATCCGACGGTTCACGAATCCCAATCGCATTTTCCACGGCAAGACGCATGAGGTATCCCAGGGCATAGGCCTTGCGACGATAGAGTGCACCCACATCGTCCTCTTCAATATTGGGAAACAACATAGCTTGGAGATTGTAAAATACTTCTTCCTGGGTGCGGGTCTTGGTAGCAATACGTAGAGTATCTATATCTGACTCAACATCATGACTGAGAATAATCTGCATGAAAATATCGTCATAGACGGTGCGATCAGAGTCGGGGATACCGACAAGCATAGTATCGTAAATCTCCTTGTCGGATGTCAGTCCCAGTAGATGGAAAACACTGAGGATCGGGACAGGGATCTTGAACCCTGGTAACGTCACAACCGGCATCCCACGAATACGGGTAGATCCGTAATCTTTGATCTCCAATTTGGTTCCAGCCCTTGCGGCTATTTCTGCCATAGATACTTCCCTACGGGCCGGGGGAATCACAAGGTAATGCGAAAACGGTCCACGTGCACCGTCATCAGAAATAGCACGGAATCCCGCATAGTATTCCTTGTCCTCCCCCTTTTCCTCGGTCTTTCCCCCCTTCTGCTCTTCTTCTACAACCGAAACAATCGCCCTCTTTCCGGCGTAAAATATATTGTTCCCCAGCCGTTCCTGCGAGAGAAGAACCCGCTCACTGCCACCAACAACAAAGTATCCGCCCGTCTCGTGGTAATCTTCACCTTGGGCATACGATTCCTCGGGAGTCAGCGCAGACAAATGACAGAACTTGGATCGGATCATGAGAGGGATGCGAGCAACAGTCACTTTCTCGAACTTGGTCGTCTCTACATCTGCTCCGATCTGGTATTCTACTTCAATATCCGCCACACAATCTAGAGAATAGGTCTTGTTCTCAGTGCGGCACGTATTGGGCATAATGGCATAGTCCAACTCGTCAAGTGGGGGACGGTATCCCATATTCTCCCCAGTCTTGCCACCAATGAATACTCGGATCTCCCGGGCATCACCAAGAACAAGCCGGATAGGGTTGGATGCTTTCAAGAAGAGAGGGATACGCCGTTCCACGAAATCATTGTAAGAATCAATGTGATGCTGAACGATTGGGTTCAGTGTGGTTGTATAATACGTATTACATACGTGGCGACCAGCTTCTACACTCATTATACTCTTGTTAATAAATAGAAGAGAATGTCTACGCTCTCATGCTACGCATCGTATTTCAAGCAAGCATTCACTGGGCCGTTCACGAACTGGCTCAGTCCTCAGTTCGCACCCACTGGGTGTTCGGATACGTTCCGTTTTCTCAACGGACTGTTCAAAGACCTGTTCGTGGTTGGAATCACGCTGGGCGTCTTTGCACTCTTTGCTTACATCTACATTGTCAAGCTCCAGCCTATCATATACGTCAAGCGAGTGACGAAACTGAATCCCTGTCCCGACTTATGGATATTTGATGGGGAGAACTGTAATCCTTCCTATGAGACCCAATGCAATCCGTTCAATCCCAAGAATTATGAAGGACACGAATGTGAAATCGCCAAGTCATGCGGAACGGGATGGAAAGGACTTTGTAAGTAGACGTATAATAGGGTAATGTTGTCGGAAACGTTTCGACCTGAAACGTTTGGAGACATTATAGGACATACAGAAGCCAAACAGGTTCTATCTTCCTATCTCCGTGCAAACACTCCAGGCAAATGCGTTCTGATCTGCGGGAGTCCTGGAATAGGAAAAACGACCCTGGCCCTCACAGCCGCACGGACAATGGAACACGAACCTCTGGAAATCAATGCTTCCAGATCTTTGCGATCCCACGACGATGTCACAACACTTCGTGATTCGTGTATGGCTCCAGTATCGTTCACCTCCTTCGTCAAGTATACCGATAAACCCCGCAAGACGTGTGTGATCCTAGACGAAATTGATGGGAGTGATCCGCATGCCCAACGAAAAGTCCTGGAATGGATCCGAGATCCAAAACGAGTTGTTCCGATCATATGCACCTCCAACGAAATCCCCGTGATTTTTAAACGGGCAACCGAGAGCGTGATTATTCATAGATGTATGCCCTTGAATACCAGAGACCTCTATGAAAACTTACAAAAATACACACCCACACCATACACCGAATTTCAAACGATAGTCAAAGAGTGTCAGCACGACGTGCGGAGATTAATGAACAGGTTTCAATACGGGCAATCCGATATACTGAAACAGGTTCCCGTAACGGGAGATATAATCGCCGATCTTTTTAAGCATCAAGAAACGTTTTACGGAGTACGGCCCACATACTGGGATCTTTGACCCACTGGAACCGCACGAGGTTCTTGGCATTGTCCGAGTTGTGGATACGACCTCCGAACTTTCGCTGGTCTTCGAAAATCTCACTCTTGTTCACCGTGTTATGTGCATGACCGATGACCAACAGAATATCTTCGGCGGGCAACATAATCATTTCCAGGGTCCAATCCCGAGTGAATGTCCCCTCTTCTGCCTTGTTGGCCGTTTCCAGGAAATAGCGGGTCTCGGCGCACTTCGCACGAAAGAGGTATGTTGCCGCCGTTGCGTGGTTGTGGCCATACGGCCCCACATCCATCAACACATTCTCACGAGTGAGAAAGACGGTCATCACAGCACACCCGATAATATCGTGCTGTGGGCTCTTCTGGAGTGCCTCCACCGATACTCGGATCCGCTGGGGCATATAGTAATCATCATCATCCCAGAAGGCAATGAATTCGGGCTTGAGCTTCAGGGCTTCCTTCAAGCAGACATTACGGAGAAACCCTACCGGCTTCCTAGTCTTGATATGATGGTAAGTGACCTTGATTCCCTCCTTCTCCTGGATGCCTGACCAATCCTTCTCAGGATCATCAGAATTATCAACGATGATCCAGTGAAGATTGGGATACTGCTGACGCTTGAAACACTCCACGGAAAAATCTAGACAGAAGCGGCGGTTATACGTTGGGGTGCACACCACCACCAGGGGGTTCGCCGCCGGGGACTGTTGCATTTGTAGTAGTTGGGGTCAGTGTTCGTAAATCAGCACGGCAGACTGGGCACTTGGTACTGATTGCGAACCACGACTGGGCACACCGCCGATGGAAGGGGTGATAGTTCGTGACAGTTACGCCATCGCCTAGCGGCTCTCCAGCACACAGAGTCTGAATGGCTGCTTCCGTTGTAATGCCGTCCTGGCAAATACAGCACTGATCCTGCTCCGCTACATTTGGGGGGTTCTCATAATTCCGAGTCCCTGCCGCAAACTGTTCGGGCGTCAGACCCACGACCACATTCTCCCAAAAATGAGGATTGCCCTGTCCCTGTCCCTGTCCAAGCCCCACAGTTGCACTCTCCCCAAACAGTAGCCGAACAAGGTTGATAGGAATATCAAAGTTATGTGCCAGGGGAGTGGGAGCCGCAGGAGCAGGGGTAGAACGAAGTTGAGTGAGGAGAGTGAGCATCTGCGCCTCGTTTGCCAAAAACTGGCGCATAAGCTGGTATGGCACAATCGAATGCCGACGGTAAAAAGATGCCCGGGCATACGTTATATCTGCCAGAATTTCTATAATAGGATTCATTTGTATGATAAATCCACCTGCTTCTAAATGTTTCTTTCTTTCACTTCTTGAACATCGACGTCAGTGTCCGCTGCCCCTTCTTTTCCTGGAGAGATTCCTGAATATAATCCGCCTTGAGAAACAGCAGGGAATCTAGCTGCTTCTCCTTGTATTTGAGAACGCCCAGCGTCGCCTCTTCGTGCTCAGTGCCGTCCGCAATGAATCCGTCATACATGGACTTGTAGGAAGGTCTAGGTTCACGGTATCCCTGCAGACTCTCGATACAGAGAGCGAACAGTTGAGCTACGGGGTTCTGGATCTGATTCGTGATATAGAACGTGGCATCCAACTTGAGTTTGTTGGTTTGAACATAGGCGATATCTTCGATCTTATCCGCCTGGAGTTTCTTAGTGCTTTGGATGTGGACATAGCGCACCCGCTCACCTACGGCTGGAGCATTCCCCGGATCCCGTGCCGTCATGCGATCTGCCAGAATTCGGTGGGCGGGAATGGTCGCATGGCCCGCATACCCTTCCTTCATCGCCTTGTAATCGTCACGCAACTGTTTGGTGATGGCAAACTTCTCGATCGGCAGTTCGTTCTTCATGACCTTGAGAAGCATCGTTTTCACGAAATCAGCGGCCTTCTTGACGTTGCGTTCCTCCAGAATGATATCGAGGGCGCCGCCGTATACATCCTTGACAATAGGCGCATTATCTCTGCGTTTCAGCACTATCCCCATGGATGCCCGTTTACACTTCGTCGGGCTCGGATCCTCCTCATACTTCATCCCGACGTAGCGCTTGCGACAGAAGAGGATGAAGGGGTAGAACGTCTTTTCATACCCAATGACGAACGCCTTGTGTGGACACAGGGACGTAATCTTCTTTGCCGCTTCCTGCCCGGCCCCGATAGCACCTGGCAAGTCTTTTCCGGGAAACTTCACGAAGATGGAATCCGTGTCGCCATACACGACCTCTGCCCCGTCGGCCTCGACAGTCGATTTGGCAAACAGCAGGGAACGCCTACCCACGGCCGTCGTGCAAGCAGCAATACACATCTTGCGAATCGGTGAAGTCCTTGAACCCAGCTGGCCGTAGATCGAGTTGGCGACGACCTTGTAAGCCAGCTGAAGACCGTTGTACACCGACTTTTGGGCATCGTCCAGTTTCGGATCTTCCATCTTCTTCCTCGCCTCCTTTCGCTTTGCCAACATGATTTGGAGTGCCGTAGGAATCAGGCCAGTTGAGAGAGGCTGATCGGGTGTGGTCTTGATATAGGTGCACTTACACGTCTGTCCGTCCTCGGTATATGACACCTCCCGAGTTTCCACCTTGAGGTTCTTGATCTGCTCCGCCGTCATACCCTCCTGTGACTCCAGTTTGGTGCCGATATAGTTCTTCTTACACACCAGTGTATCAGGCGAAAGGTTCTCGCCAATCATAGAGGAGGGATATAGACTGTTGAAATCTAGGACAGCGATGGGTGTATCGAGATACATCCCAATCTTTGGTGAGATGACGATCGCACCCTCATACCCTATTCCCTCGCCATCCAGAGCCTCTTGTGTGAGAAGGATCTGGTTCCGCTTCGAAGCCTCATACGCCACTCGTGAGAAGATCTTGATTCCCTGCCCACGTAGGAAGAGGAACTGAAGGGGGACAAAGCATACATCTGCCATACCCCGAGAATTCGTGAGCGTATCGAGTTTTGCCATCAGGGTTAGAACTAGATCGCAATCCTGGATACAATACTTGGCAACAGTTGCCCGATCCTTCGGTGTCCCCCGGTGCATGCGGAAGATATCCTGGGGAGTAATATCGTCCTTGGTAAACGACCATTCCAGAGTCTTTTTCTCGTCTGTCGTAAGATCGGCAAACAGATCCTTCTCCTTTTCATCTAGAACAATCGTGTTGTGCGTGAGAGACCGCACCAGGAACTTGCGGCCGTCCTGGTATGGATTAGAGGTATTTCCCACAAGATCGAAGCAGACATAGTTCCCCGCAAACAGTCCACGAGTCGTCTTGGTGTGAACGGTGTTCCCCTCAAACTTCAAGACCTTGTCTCGCAGGAACGTGGATGCCACGTTATCGAGCTTGTAGGAGTCCAGAGTATGCTCACGACGCATCGAGAGCAGGAGATCGATCGTCAGACGGCCCGGGGTCTTGAGATATTCCACCTCATACTTCCCCGATGCCAGGTCAAATGTCTTCTTCTGAAGAATATCTCCCCATATCTGACCTCGGGCTAGATTGAGTTTCATACCGCAGATCTTGGCCCGAGTGGCCAGGAACTTGTCATCGAAGCCATACGTATTGTATCCGCAGATGATGTCAGGGTTCTCCTCCTGGACATACTCCATGAATCCCTCAATCATATCCGCCTCCGTTCGATATCCCCGGAACTCCACCGACGGATCCTCCGACTTGTCTACCGACGGCCACACAAACACCTTGCGGGCAATAGATTTGGTCATAGCATTGGACCACCGAGTCGTGATCCCGATTTGGATGACCGGATCCTTGTCGGGAACTGGGAACTGACCGCTCTCGGACATACACTCAATATCGTAAGCTGCCACCTTCAGGGGTGTATCTGCGCTCGGCTTACTGCGGATGTTTACAAGATCCACATACCACGACTTTTCGAGCCCCTTGATTTTCTGACCAGGGATGAATGCGACGGGAGAAGCAGGGAGGATCTCGTGGTCGTGGTAGAAACGGAGAAGCGGAGGGAGGTTGGATTCGTAGACTGTATACAGAGACTTACCTTCCTCCTGTGCGTCCTTGGCATACTTGGTGACTGCCTTGAAATCCTTCATAGAATTTACCTCCACCTTCTGGACATTGGTCGTCTTAAACTCGTTGAACCCCGCAAACACATCATACTTCTCCATCGTAGTCACCTTGATGTTTGTGATTCCGTGACTCTCGCTTGCGAAGTCGTAGTCACCGCCTACATAGAAATACGGCTTGTATCCCCGAACCCGGATCATCGCTGCCTCACCTTCATCCGTGCGGCCGTAGATATCAATGACATACTTTCCAAATTCGTCGTGGTCAATCCAGTCGCACGGACAAAGGATAGACATGTTGTAATCTTAATACTCACAAAGAGGAAGCACGTAAAGTTTATTCGTTTTAGATAATAAGCAAAGCATGACGTCCCAGGAACCACAGACAAACAATCCGCAGCAGTGGTTCTATGCCCCGACTCGTCAGAGGAACGATACGGTGCAGCAGGATTACAATGCCCGTGACAACAAGAGCCAGCAGGATTACTACCTCTCCACAGCTCGCCCTGCCGAATCCTGCCAGAATTTTGATGCGATCGCAGACTTTGCGTCGTCGTTCGTCACGATGAATTACACGGGCAACTTTGGAAATACGGCGGGTGGTGGGTGCGACGTGGATCTCTATTCCCGTCTAGCCCTTGGGGATCCGGGGACGCAGCGCCTCAAGGGACACCAGCAGACGTTCGCTCGCCCGTGGGCTACCACACCCAACATGGGAGGCGGTCCCTCGGCGGCCAACAAGGATATTGAGAGTCACCTGATCCAGAGCGCCCCGATCCGAACCCGCAAGGAGTGTTCGACTGTCTCCGACAAGTTCTTCCCCCAGCAGTTCGACCCCCTCCTTCAGAGTGTTCGTGACGACATGAAGGAGGCGAGCGGGTTTGTCCAGACTTGGTCTCGTGGCGGCGATCCCACGCGTCTCATCCGTAATAAAGCTGTCTCCGAGTAATCTAATAAATAAATGAGGGTTGTGTTCTTCGCACAACACATGCCAGATCCGTGTGGAGCATTTTTTCACGACATTGTATTTGCCAAAGAGCTACAACGTCGTGGTCATACCGTGAGTTTTGTGCTGACATACAACAGACGGGGAGCCGAAAAGCAGGGAGTATACCGTGGTATTCCGTGGAAGCATTTCAGCATCTCGGAACGGGAATTGAATGGTGCGAATATTTGGTGCTCTCCCCACTTCCCGTTTTTAAATATCGTGAGGAAGCTCAACGAGCGGTTCGAGAAACCCATACTTATCACCATGCACTTTGGGGAGGACAGGGACAGTATTTCTCTAGACTATCCCCGTCTTGGAAAATGGGCTGAAATCCTGTGGATTATTTCAGACCATATCAAGAATCATATTATGGAGACCACATGTCTATCCTCATCCATCAAATTGTGTGAGAGCGTACGCCCGCTTATGATTGAGAATGAAGTCAAGTTTCAGGAACGTGGAACTCTTCCTCCAGGAGACTGTATTACCCTCGTAAACGCCAATCTTCTCAAAGGTCTACCGATCTTTTGTGATCTCGCACTGCGGTTTCCTGAGAAGAAGTTCTTGGGCGTCCGACCTTACTACAACCGGATCAACGTCCCCGAAAATGTTCCAAATATTGAATGGATCGATGTCCAAGATGATATACGAACTGTTCTTCAGCGGACACGTATTATGCTGGTCCCTTCTCAATATGAGAGCTGGGGACGTGTTGCGTTTGAGGCCATGTATAACGGCATTCCAGTTGTTCATACGAAGCCGTATGATCGTAAGGATTCGAGGGCTCGTAAATCGGGATCATCGGAAGGAATGCAGGAATGGATTCAGGGAACCCAGCAGGCGTGTGCCTACGACAAGTTTGATGAATGGGTAGCGGCTATTCAAGCACTTGATGATCCAGAGACTTATGCGGAATATTCAACAAAGGCATATGACCGTACATATGAGATGGATATATTCAACGATTTCACAAAGGTTGAGAAGAAGCTGGTAGATTACGCAAACATGTATCCTCCTCCGATAAAAACTACGGCAGCGGCTGCTCCTCTGGTAACGCAGCCAATTTTGCAGCTCCGGGCGCCTGCGGGTAATGCGATGCCTTTCCGCGGAGGTCGTTTCTCGCTGAGGCGCTAAGCATGTCTGCCATAATCCGTCCCTGGATAATCCGCTCCTTTGTCTCGGCATCGTGACCGTCGTTGACAACTGGGGTCGGAGGAATATACTTGGTTCCCGAGATCTTGGGTGCAACGGCCAGTTCCACGAGGGCAGAGATTACATCTCCCTTCTCTTTGATAAGCGCCGCCTCAGCGACATCCCGAGACACTCCAGAATAGTCGATAACCGTCTGAATCTTCTCCGGGGTAGTCATATTTTATGTATACTACATAAAGCACGAAAATGAAATTCATCGAGAACCTCTGCCCCCCGGCTCTCCTGTATGCTCTCTTCCTTGCCATCCAGCTCGGATTTGATGTGGCTGATTTTGCGTGGATTACGGCTGGCACCAAGCTTCTCTTTGGTGGTGCCACTATCTTTATCCTCGACCTCCTCTGCCGCCTTGATCTCGGAATTGTTGCGTGGTTCTTCATGGCTGGTCCGTTCATCATTACTGCCCTTGCGACATCCGTTGCGATGGGACTGGAGATTGACCGTCTAACCTTCACACAGTCGTTCTAATTTACACAATGGTCGAATAAACTATAAAATGCAGCACGTTGTTGAGAAGGTTGGCACCTATATCATTTACGGCCTCGTAGGAGTCTACGCAGCGGTAGAGCGGTGCTGTGCTCGTCGGCAAGTAGTCTATGAGACGATGACCTGGCAGGCGATAAACCTCGACACGGGGGTTTCGGAGTATGCCGAAGAGTTTCATGAGCTTGATCGTGTGGGTGCCGATGTTGTCCTACACCATATCCGCAAGACTCATGGACTACACCAGAGCCACAAGACTGTGCTTCAGTGGACGAACGAGGCGGGTCAGGGGTACTCGCTTCCCGATGTCTTTGAGCAGGCAGTGGCGCCCTGGTTGTTTGTTGGCTACATCGGGGACGATGGTAGGGCGGTGGACTGCACAGAAACTCTGGACCATATTGTGGTTTTGGGAAATCGGGTAACCATCCCGATTCTTCGTTCGGTGGTAGACTGCCCAGCGGAGAAGTGGGTCTACATCAACCCCAAGACGTTTGACCAGGTGGAATTTCCATCCGAGGGTATTCTAATTGGCGATGTCGTCCCGTCACCCGCAGCCACCTCCTCTACGAAAGATGATTGACCACGACCACGCAGCAGTCGTGTGGAAATACATTGCCCTGGACAAGAAGGTGAACCCTGCTCCGTTCATGGAGCATATGTCTTTATATTCCAACCTGTTTATTCAGCCGGTGGGGCACGTGCTCTTTTGGGGCTGCTACTTCTTTTTCCCAGTTCTGTTTGAGTATTTTGGCGGGAAGGTAGATATGTCCACCTTCTCTATCCTTTTTTACGCCGCCTCTTCTCTCCAGGTTCTCTGGAGCGCATTCTCGTCTTGGAGCGAGGTGATAGAACACTACCATCTCGGCACAACCCTCTACACGTGGAAAATCCTGACCCACGGCCTCGGTCTTCCACTTATTACAATTAATTCAGCTGATCGCAACCATCAATATTTCAAGTATGCGGCAGCCATCTCACTGCTTCAGAACCTCAGTTAAATTGCCACCGAACATTCCCTGGAAACTCTTGACGAGTTCTGCGCCCTGCTGGACCTGAGGTCCCAGGGCAGAGAGCGTCTCCACAAGCTGTTTCTGAGTATCCATGAGTTCTTTCGTATCGTCACGCATCTGCAGAACCTGTTCGGGGTTCAGTTTCTGGAATGCGTGCAGAACCGTGGTCCCAGCATCAAGATGAGACTCCTCGATCTTCGCCGACTTGGAATCGGTGTGAGGTTCAGGATCCTTCTTTTCGTGCTTCTCCTTGTCCTTCTTCTCATCGCTCTCAGTAGGGTTCTCGTAATTCTCCTTGAGAGCCTGCCCCGAAATCAGGACTACACCTGCAATTGTAGCGATTCCAAGAGTTACGGCCGCAGTCAAGGGCATGCGAACGCCGTATCCGACTACAACTGTAATCAGCACAAGCCAGACGGCGAGGTATCCTAGCTGGCGCTGGACAAGGAATACGATGGTCACCAGCAAAAGTAGAGAAGCGACAGCAGTATCCACGTTTGCCTTCATTGATTCTAGGGTAGAATTTAAACAACCGTTACGGGGCTTCCAACCGCAACCGTATCGGCCGTTCCGGCAACACCCGAGCCGTTAAATGTGTATCCCGCCCGAGGCTGCTGGAGAGCGAGATTGCCTCCACGGTAACGACGACGACCCGCCGTCTTCTTTCCCTTTCCACGGCGGCGACGACCGCCCGTCATATTATTTCCGCCACGACCGGCAAGATTTGCCCCGCAATCGCTGCCCGCCTGGTTGTTCCAAAGTGCACTTCCAGCATTCGGAGTTCCGGCATCAGACAGAATAGATCCGCCGAATCCGTATCCGCCTCCACGCTTGACCGAACGACTACGACGGCGACCAGCCTTTTTCGTGTGTTTACGACTACGAGCCATTTGTATTGGACAGAGACTAGATTCTAGATTCTCGGTGTCCATGTCCCGTCTTCATTCTGGACGCACTCCAGTGTGAACACCGATCCCAGACTCCGAAGATGTCTGGAGAGAGCCAGTGTCTGTACACGCAAATATCCTACATCCGCAACTTTATACACGTCAGGAATATCCGTAGAAACGATCTCATACTTGTCGACCGGCGTTTCGGGCTTGATTTCCACGAAGATCCCCTTTTCGCCATGAATATCCGTATAATACTCGTATCCACGAATATCGGTCGCATTGTCTCGGTGCTCAACCCTGCGGGTCTCAAACGCAGGGCACGGAGTGTATGCCGCCATCGCCAACTTCAAGAACTCGTTCCTCTGTGCGAACGACCGTGTCTTGAACATAGGGGTTCCATTCCACATCCACACATCTGCGATATACATATGTGTGGAGGTGTATTCAACTCGCAAAATTGTATCCTCAAAACACCGTTCATCCCAAACCACCCTGAAAATCTGAGGGATGGCATCGGGTTTCCTGGGGACCCAGTAGGCTACCGGTGTTGACGATTCGTCACGGGTGAGACACAACCACCCTGGCATTCCGCTGGTTTGCGGGGATTTGCAGGTGAATGCCGCCACTGGTCCTTGACCTTGACGAGTCATACGAAGAGCCGAATCCCATCCGTAGAGTGTTTTGAGTCTGTTCATATATACTATCAATCATCCACCGTCAAAACCACTCTCACTCGGGTTCCCTCGCTCGTTCGTATTCTCCTACTTAGCTGGCGCTCCACCCGACGCCCCTGACCATCCTACCTTCTCCATTTCACGTGTATCGATCGGAGGAGGGAGTTCAGGCATCGGCTGAGCAGCAGGGGGAGGCATTCCAATAAAGGTAGGGACACTCGCAGTCTGCTGGCTTTGAGGCGGCTCTACCCTAGGAGGAAGGACAACCTGTGGAGGTGCCTGGGCCTGAGGAACTTGAAGCTCAGGAATGAGAGCGGGAAGAGGGGTGCGGTCGACATAGACAATCTTCGGCTTAGGCGCCTGAATCGTCCTGGAAATCCAGAATACACCAATATGAAGAACTACAATCACCATGATCGTCGCAAATGCAAGGTATACAATATCCGAGATTTCCATGTTATTTTATGTAAAGTTTTGTAAGACCTAAAATTAAACACAGCATGTCTGAATCCTCTGCCGTCCCCGTCCCCGTCCCTGCCGAGGTCGTAGCTGTGGCAAAGACTGCCGTCATCGACTTTGCCAACAAGTCCGAACTCCTGAAGTTTGTGATCAAGAAGGTTGCAGAGGTGGAGATCCTCGCTGATCGCTCGGACGAGGACAAGGCGAAATTCATTGTCGAGGAGGTGAAGAAGGCTATTCGGGAGTCCCCCCTGTCAGAGGAGCAGAAGACCGAGCTCGCTACATGGTGCGACGTTGCGCTTCCCTACGTCATTGAGACCGTTAAGCTCGTGAAGGCCGAGGCTGGGAAGGTCGTGGGCGTGGCCCTTGCCGAGGTCCGGAAGTGCTGCCCTTCTTGGTTTGCGAAGAAGGCGTGAACAGATCATCGTTCTCCGTGAACGAACCGTCCTGCCATACCGATACCTTGACTGTTTCCGAATAGTCAATCCTGTCCAGTATATTGGGATACGGATGCGTTTCAATGTTTACCATCCCGTCCTTCTGCGGGTGGAATGTTCGACACGTCTTTTCGTGTGGATTCAGACACTGGAGTCCACACCAAAGGAACGTCGTTTTATAAGTTTTCTGGGGAACCGGGCGGGATTCCCATACCTTGGAGAGAGTATACATTGTATCTCTACTCATAATGTGCCTAAATATACATCAGACCAAGTGTGACAGCAAAGAAGACGGCAGCGTGGACAAGCAGACCAACTCCAGTCGGGATACCGTTCTCAAACACTCGAGGACCGCCTACGGAGGTAGACAGACCATCTACAACCCGGAACGTGATCGGATTGGCCAGGATGTAGAACAGAAGACCCTGGAAGGCCGAGATCTGGAGCTTCTGCGTGTTGGTGGGTTCAGGCATCGTATGTATTATTCTCTAGCTTGGAAAGTATTGCGAGTGGCTTGTATTGTTTCTAGAAGCTGGGGGATCTTGTGGAGCACTGCCGAGATTTCTAGATCATTGCGTTTGGCGGGTTCACGAGCATCGAGGGTTTCAGTGACAAATACAACGGCCGCCAAAAGAAGCGACTGACGAGGCTTGGACATCTTGGGTTCCCATCGCAAACAATACAGTTTATATAGGGATTCAATATACGTGTTTGAATGAGCATTCAAGACATCCCAGAACATCCATACCATCGCCTTGGCAAATTTAGAATTCACGTAAGGATTGCGGCGTTCCGCACAGAGAAGAGGCTGTTTCGTCCGTTTCTTCTGTTCACGGGCATACGCCAGTATCCATGACATCCAGTATAGAGCACGCAGAGTATCACGAGTCTGGATAGAAAAACAAAATTCGTTAAATGGAATCTTGAGCTCGTAAGGATCGTCGGCCTTGACGAATGGCAAGCATGCCGCCTGTGATGTTGCCCGTAAATTTTCCCGAACGGTTTCCGGCTGGAAATCGTGAAGGGGTTTGATAGTGGGAAGCGCAATCGGTTTCTGTTTGCGGGCGATTGCCAAGGCTACAGCCGTTTCACATACCAGTGCCCTCGC